CAGCCCCGGACGAGCCTCTTCCTGAGTCGCACGGGCACCCGCCCTGCCCTTTGACAAGGCATTAACCACATTGGCGGTCGCCTGAGCGGCTCTGTTACGCTTCTCAGCCCCGGCTTGGTCCCTCAACCCCAGTAAACCACTACCGGCGCTGGAGAGGGCCTGTATGATCCTCAGACGGGGGTCTGGAGCCTCTGTGGTGGGGGCTTCTACAGGAGGTCGCTGGGCGGCAGCGGCGAGAGCCTGCAAAATGCCTCCTCTACCACCTTCGCCTTGTGGCACAGGGGCGGGTGGGAATTCTACATCTCCTCTTCCAAGATTCGGATCATCGCCCTGAATGCCTACGCCTGGCTCTATGGGAGTGCCTTGTCGAGCAGGACTCATATTGCCGAACTCTGTCAGGTTCAGCGAGATGCCCAGTTCTTCAGCGGCACGACGGATAGCAGCCTGGGGGTCCATCCCCTGGTTGATATACACATCGGCCTTGTCAGCGGCCTGACGGCCCAGTTCGCGCAATCTTCCTTGTTCGACTGGCATGTTACCCTCGGATCTTCCTCAAGAGCGGGTCAAGTAAGCCGGGATGTTGGAAGGACTGTGTACCCCCGCCGGGACCAGATGGCAAGGGAGTCTTTCTCTGCCATGTCTGTCGAACTAACCTGGGAATCGCATCGCCAGAGTTGGCCTCTGCCAATGTCACCGGCCTGCCATCGGGCCAAACCCAAGCCGTTTCCCCTGCTGAAGGAGCGGCTGCCGGAGCAGTGGAGCCTGCTACTGCCTGTAGCGCTTGGCTGGCGTCAGGAAGGCCCTTCCGGGCCGTAGACTCGCCGCTCTTCATGATCTTGCCAATCAGATCCCCCAAGACCTTCTGCACCAGAGGATCGGCTGTAGCGCCCTGTAACTGCCCTGCAATGCCTTGTCCCTGACGTACCGGCTGTTGACCCTGCGTCTGCGGCGAGAGGCTCTGGAGGACGTCCTGGAGGGCATCCTGCTTGGAGTCCATCTTCTCCCGACGACGACTCTCCAAAGCCCCGAGTCCTGCCTGTGTGCCCTGCTGAATGAGAGCGGTGAGCGCTGCTGCTGCAAGTGGTCCGGGCATGATTATGCTCCTCCGAGGATCTCTTGGAATGCGGCGCGGATATGCGGCGGCAGCAGCGGCAGTAGCGACCTGGCCAATGCCTGCTGTTGTTTATCTTTCGTTGAGTTCGGGTTGAACTCGCTTTGTAGCAGGCTGATGATGGTACCCATGAGAGCCTGGTCCTGGTCCTGGCCGGAGAGGGTGCGCTGGCCATCCAACGTGCCCAGTTCCCCGGCCCGTGCCAGTTCCCGGCGCTCCAGCAGGCCGGCGATGTCGGTGCCGGCACCAATAGCTCCCTGGAACCTCTTGTCGGCTCTCTCTGCACCCTGGCCCAATGCTGCCAAGCGGGAGCGGCTTTGATCTTCGGCCCGAAGGTTGGCCAGATCGATGGTGCCCCCGCCTCGGAGGACGCCAAAGCGACTGAGTAGCTCCCGATCTTCCTTCTCGCGCAGTTCGTTCTGGCGCTCTTGGTCCGCGAGGATCGAAGCGGTGACAGGATCGCTGCTGAGAATCTCGCTGGCACGCCTCTGGGCGTCCTCTGGAGATGCACCCTGTGCAATGAGGTCTGCTGTGGTCTTCTGGATCTGAGAGCGAATGTCGGTGAATCCCGGCCGAATTGACTGAAGCAATTCCTCAAACACTCCACCCGNGCCAGAAGGCTGGATACCGTCCGAAGCTCCCAACTGCGCCAGGATGGCCTTCAACTGGTCGTTGACGCCAGTGAGGTCTGTGGTTCCACCACCACCACCGCGCCGGAAACCGCCTTCTCCCTCGATGACCTTGCGTAGTTCTTCTGGGAGATTCTGGCCCAATTTTTCAATGGAGGCAGGCAATCCAGTCAAGTTGCCAAATTGCTGCTCAATTCGATTGAGGCCGCTAATATCGGGGAAGTTGATGCCTTCAAAACCGGCACTCATGTCTGTCCCCAATCCTGCGAGGCGAGTGTCAAAGACTCCACTCAAGTCAGACAAGCCGCTGGTGATGCCTTCGCCAAAGAGGCCCAGTTCCCGGCTGAGATCCTCGCCGCTCAAGCCTGAGACATTGACGCCGGCTTCCTGAAGGATGCGAGGGATGTCACCAAAGGCACCGCTCTGCGCTGACGCAGCCAGTTGGTTGAGAGGATCAGCAAAGCCAGCCCCTCTCTCTATGTCGTCGGCAATACCACCAAAGGTTCCCGACTGCTGCAGCAATTGCTGTAAGGGGCCGACCCTGTCAGCGGCGGTACCTATGTCATCAGCGATACCACCAAAGGTTCCCGACTGCTGCAGCAATTGCTGTAAGGGGCCGACCCTGTCAGCGGCAGCGCCGATGTTGGTCTGCAGGTCGCCACCCAGGCTGAACAGGTCGTTGATCTCGCCGGCCTGTCGCAGTGGCGAGGTGAAGTCTGGTGCGGAGATGCCTTCCAGCAGCGACTTGAGATCGCCGCCCTGACCGAGAGCCTTTGCCAGACCGGTCTGCTGTAAGGGAAAGCCGAACCCCTGTCCTCCGAACGACCCGCCAAGGATATCGTCCAATACGCCCTGAGAAGCCAGCAGAGAGGTGTTCAGTTGGCCGGGAATCTCTGAGCGGCCCAGTTCGTCTAAGTCACGCGTCAGGCCACCCAGTGTGTCTTCCGTAGTGCCCAGCGTTTTGAGGAATCCTTGGTTGAAGCCGAGGTTGCCTAATTGCTGCGACAGGCCCCCGGCCCCGCTGATGCGACTACCTTGCAGGCCGATGGCTGAAGCGAGGTCATCAAGGTTCAAGTCACCAATGAGAGACTCCAACCCATCTTCGCCAAAGAGGCTTTCCCGGATGGCGGGGATGCCAAAGTCTTCACCGGTGAGAGGCGTGATGCCGCCCTGAATGCCGGCGTTGATGCCCGAGGTCAGGCCGGGAATGTCGAGNCCTTTCAAGATGTCCTCATCCAAACCTCCCAACCCGCCGAGGATACCGGAACTGATGTCGGAGGAAAGACCAGGAATGTTCAAGGCGCTAAGAATATCAGGCAAGGAGATCTGCCCTGCTCCTTCGCCTACTGTCAGGCCGATGTTGCCCAAGGCTCCGAGGATGTCAGGCAGAGAGATCTGCCCTGCTCCCGGACCTATGGTCAGACCGGTGTTGCCGAGTTCAGCGAAGAGGTTGTCGAGGGTCTGTTCCGGGGAGAACCTCGGAGTGGAGCCTCTGTTGCCAAAGAAGTCCAACACGCCTGCTCCACCACCACCAGTCAGCACGTTGACGATGCCAGTGGCGGTTTCTCCCAAGCGCTCCATCTCGGAAACGAACTTGGTGCGGAACTCAGCCATCTGCTCTGGAGAAGGCGTCCCACCATTGATCAGTATCCGGGCTACAGGATCACCCGCCAGATTGCGGAAAGCGACACCGGCGTTCTGGCCAAACTCAGCTGGAAAGTTCCTGTTGATAAACGTGTCAACTGCCGGATTGGCGACATTGCCCAACAGATTAGTGGTGACGTGTCCCGTTGCTACGTCGGTAGACTGGCCTGGCTGGAAGGTTGTCAGAGTGGTGTTGTCAGTAGACAACGCATCGTCACCGCCAGGCAATGCTGTTACGGTCGTGCTGCTCGACGATATAGGCCGGCCTGTGCGGGGGTCGATGGTCAAGGCGGGGCTATCCGGACCTCCCACCCCTGCCATGCCGGTGTCGTTTGACACTTCATTTCGGCTGATCGGTTGATATTGGCTGTTGGCTCCCGTGGAACCAGAGTAAAGACTGAACCCCTGATCGCTGGGAGCCTCAAACACATTCCTGTCGCTGGTCGAGCCAACACGCGTGCCGTCAAAGAACACGTCCCGTAACGCTGTACCCGCCGGGGTATACTGCCCAGTTCCTGCCGTATGGCTGCCGCCAATAGAGATGCGAGGATCAAAGCCACCAAAGCCTCGCAGTTGGTTGCCCGTCAGGGAGGTGCTACCAGAAAACTGAACCTTTGANGGGTCTTTGAAAAGGAAGAAAGGACTTTGGGCCATTAGGAGACTCCTGCAGTAACCCTGCGCTTACGACCAAGCACCTTGAATACGGGATGGCACCGGCGAATGCGGAATAGTTGATCGATGCTGTTGTTCGTGTACTTCAGTGACGAGTGAGGGTCATACTCACTCAGGTCTGTATCCTGGGCCAGCATCCGCACCGTCCCAAGTTCACCTTCATCAGTCTTGTCAGTGTCCAGCAAAAACCCACCACCAGCCATGTTGACTGTCTCGGTGGTACCGGATACGCCAGAAGACTCCTGCGTCACTGTCACATCGTAGTTGCCGGTTGAATCGTAGTAGGTGCGGGTGTGCAACCAACGGATTCTCTGGGCTGACCCGGAAGGAGCAGGAGCGCCGGTGCGGAAGTAGGATCGGATCGCTGTGCCGCCGGCGGTGTCATCGTCGTCGTTGTAGACGTCAACCGGCGCATGATCCTCTATCTTGCCGCCAATATCACCCGAGGTAGACAGCGTCCCGGCATGAGGCTTCTGGTCTACCAAGGCAGCGCAGTTACGGAAGAAGTGGCTGGTGGAGCCTGTGTAGGGGCCGAACCAGCAGTCGTGTCGCTGTGAGTAGACCATGATGTGGTTCATCTCTGTCTGGGACGTACCGTAAGGCAACCAGAACCACGCCTCTGCTTCCAGTGGGTAATACACAGCAAAGGCCTGCGACAATCGATCAGTGACCAGTTCCGGCCAGTACCCCAGATCGAGAGCAAAAGACTTCTTCTCCAGATCGTCCCCACCATCCCACTGGTAGATACCGTCCTTGCGGAGGATCAACTGGATGTCTCCAGGCAGCACGACGTTGGCGCGACCATTGATCGCCGCCCGTGAGGTTCTCTGCTGCTGCTGGTAGGGGATCTGTGAGTTCCCTGTGGGGATCATGGTGAAGATGCCACCCGTAGTATGCACGGTCAGTGCATTCCGCGTCGTCACCAGAGCCGTGATGGGATGACCGAACTGGTAGAAGGATGTGGCACCTACCGTATCGATGTCACCGATGTCCGTATACCACAGCCGGTCATAGTTCGTATCAGCGTTGCCCCACCAAGCTCTGTTGTCCCAGTGGGCTACATGCTCTGCNGTGGTGAACCGGGAATCCACATCCACTACCGCCGGGATGCCTGCGCCGCCGCCAAAGTCCTTGTTGGGGCCTCCGTATTTGATGGGCACATCGACATTGTTTGTCATCATCAAAACGCCGGTACCTTCATCTACAGCCCACTCAAAGGTATTGTCGTCCCCTGCGGTGATCGTAAGCCCGTTGGTGATGTCAGACCAGCCGCCTGAGTAGAGGTAGAATNCCGTGTCACAGACCATCACCACATAGGTGTCGTTGGGCGGGACAACGAACTCGGCCAGCATCGTCACTGTCGGGTCGGTGGCGATATTGGGAGCAGACTTATAGGACGCGGTGCCGGGACGCTTCTCACAGGCCCCTGCAGGCTGGATGCGGACGTTCTCCATCGAGGACAACTCCTCCTCGCGCACGTCCTCTTCAGGCTTGCTGTACCAGACACCCCCTGTCCAGGGGCCGTACTGTATATCTTGGCCGTTGATTGCCATTAACTTGCCGCCGTCAGGCTACCATCTGCGAGAACGAACTGGTTGTTGTCATCACCCCGATTCCTGCGCCAGGTGCGGTTACCCCAGATCGTGCGGTTCGTTTCCTTGCCTCTGTCGATGACGCCGTTGTATTCAAACCGGTTCTCCCCGGCCGCTTCAGAGTCACCCTTCTCCTGCAGATACATCTCAGCCGCACCGAAAGGTAACGCCGGCTGGAATATCTCGGGCAGATATCTGTCCAACTCCGTTGAGTCATCACCGGAAGTCCAGTCAACAATGAAGCCTCGGTAGCGGTAACGGATGGTGTCTCCCGGCGTATCGTGNTAGGGAAAGAGCCTGACGCGAATCTTCCCTGATAGCGCGTCAACCCCTTCCGGCGACCANANCCGAGCGTCTGTCTCATAGTCCCTGTCCGGGTCATCCTGGTCGATGTTGTCCCAGCCCGAGGCGACGATGGTTCGGTCGTTGGTCACATCCACAAAAGAGT